AGATATCACAACATCTATGGACCAGAAGGAACTTGGGATGGTGGAAAAGAAAAGGCTCCTGCAGCAATGTGTCGAAAAGTTATACAGTCAGATGGCTTTATAGAAATTTGGGGGGATGGAGAACAAACCCGTTCATTCCTATATATAGATGAATGCATAGAAGCAACAAGAAGACTTATGAAATCAGACTTTACTGGTCCTGTTAATATTGGATCTGAAGAAATGGTTACTATCAACCAGTTGGTAGATATTGCTTGCAGTATTGAGGGCAAGGTTTTGAGCAAGATGCATATCCCTGGACCTTTGGGAGTTAGAGGAAGAAATTCTAATAATGACTTGGTAAGAGAAAAACTAGGCTGGGATTACTCAATGTCTCTTAAAGACGGAATTGAAAAAACCTACAACTGGATACTTCAGGAAACAAAAAAGAACCCCTCCTAAGAGGGGTCCTAATTTGAGATATTACTTAGGAAATTTAGCCATCCAGTATTTGGTTCTTGGAGTGATGCCCTTCCATGAGGACCAATCATCTCCACCATTTGTCATATAGTATGCAATCTCTGCATTCTTGACGGGATTGAATAGTTCAGCATTTGACTCAAGATCAAACTTAGTTCTACGGTCAGGACCAAGGTTGTCTATCATGTTAATTTGGAACATACCATAAGATGAGTCACCAGTCTTGTGGTTTCCGTTAAATGCTAATGGTCGCCCATTAGATTCTTTCTTTGCTACCGCCCAGGCAACAACAAGGTCTTTGCCCTTGAAGCCAACCAGAGACAACAGTTCCTTTAGTTCCAAATCAGTCAGAGAAACCTTATTCTCAAAACTCTCTAACTTTTTAGCCTTAGAAACCAAAAAAACCTCTTTCGAGGCGGGTTCTACTGTCTGAGCCTGTTCTATGCTCAAGTTGTTTTTAGTATCAAGACCTGAATCAGCATTGGCTCCGTTCGACAAAACAGTTACTAATGCTACGATACTGAGTGTGCTAATGATCTCTTTGTTTCTTTCGATAAATTTAATCATAGTTTCCTCCTTAGAAAACAATAACACCTTGGTAGGTGTTACTACCTAGTATAACACAAAATTTTACCAAAAGTCAACTTCAGAGGGTGGTATAATAAAGATTATGGCTACAGGACAATCACTTAACTATCCTAATATGAAGTACCCGCTTGCTTCAGATCCCGTTAATGTACACGGGGATATTAAAACATTGGTTGATGCTTTAAATGATATTCTTCCACCTTTGGGAATGACAGGTGTTACATCACTTGTAAGAAATGCAAGTTCTACTGTTCCTATTTTAGCAGGAACCCCAGTTTTTATTTCAGGAAGCATTTCTTATCAAGGAAAGCCAGTCCCAACTGTATTAAGATATAATCCAGCAAGCCCTACTCATAATCCAGATGTTCCAATACTAGGTTTAATGCAGTCAGATACATTACCTTCTTCTGGTCTCGTAACATCTCCTACTGATGGAAATGGAATTGTAGTCGTATCTGGAATTATACAAATGAACACAAGCCAACTAGGTGTTGCTGGAACAAAAATTTATGTAAATGATGTCGGAGCCCTTGTTTCAGTTCGTCCATCTTCAGGCCCAGCAAGATATATTGGAGTAGTTGGAGTTTCTGGGTTAAAGGCAAACGGTGGAATGATAATTGTTCAAACAAAAGGCAACGGAACATGGGGGGCACTCAAAGACGGACTGTCTTAAGAGTGGTATAATTTAACAATGGCAACTTTAAGAGGATCTCAATCACTGTACAACATTGGCAACCCGCCACCTACAGTTATTTGGACTGTCGTGCGTGGAGATACTTCTGGATTTAAAGTTTATGTAACTGATGATGCAAAAGAGCCTTTGATTTTAAAGGGTGCTGGATCTGAATGGGATATTGCTATGAAGATTAAAAGACCAACTCTTGCAAAAGACAAAGGAATTATTACAGACAATGCAACATTAGTTTTAAATTTATATCCAGTTGCAGACGAAGATGACCTAGTTGGAGAGTTTACGGTTTGGCTTACAGCAGCACAGTCAGCACAACTTCAAACAGGAGACATCTTTGACATTCAAGTGTCAGACCCTACAAGAGTTTGGACGGTTGCCCAGGGTAGCCTAAAGATTCTTGAAGATGTAACAGATTAATGGCAACAGCACTAATACTTGATGAACTTAATGGAAAAACAAAACTAATTTTTCCTATTGACTACCCATTAATTCAGGTAGAAGATTTTACAAAAAACACACTGATCACAGAAGTTCTTCCTTTTAGAGTTAAGTTTTCAGCAATTCAGATACAGGCTATTGGTTTGGGTAACACTCCAGCAATTCCACTTCAAGTTATTGGCTATAGCAACTACATTCTCTAATAGTCTTATTAAAAGGGATGATATAATCTCTACATGGCTAAAATATCAATTCCAGCAGTTAAGGGCCTATTCCAAACAGGAGATAGACCTACTCAAGAAAATTATGTAGATTTAATCGACACCCTGTCTTCTCAGTCAACAGACTTGGGTTCATCAGGAAATAATGAAAATACAATCAACGGAATTGAGAACGTAACTGTTATTGATAACTTTGATGCTACAGTTTGGCGTATGGTGAAGTATATTATTTCAATATCAAAGACTTCAGCAGGTGACAACAAGTTCTACGCAACTGAAATGACAATTCTTGTTGACGGTACAAATGTATCAGTCAGCGAGTATGGAACAATCGACAATGATGGGAATATTGGCACCATTAATGTCTCTCGCACTGGAAATACCGTGGCTATTACAGTCACTCCAGACCCTGCGATCAAGCCAGTCACTGTGCGATTTGCTCGTATGGGACTTAAGGCATAATAAAAGGAGATATAAAAAATGGCAACAGTAAATAAAGATTTTAAAATTAAGAGTGGTTTAATCGTTGAAGGTACAACAGCGACAGTTAACGGACAAGACATTCTTACAAAGAAGCAAGCAGACCAAGACTACATCGTCGGTCTTATTGGTGGAACAGCAACATCTGCTAACGAACCAAACAAGGTCGTAAAGCGTGATGCTAATGGAAACTTTGCTGCGAATCAGGTTACAGCAGATTTAGTTGGAGATGTAACTGGTGATGTAACAGGTAACGTAACTGGTAACCTAACAGGAAATGTAACAGGAAATGTAACTGGTGATGTAACTGGTAACTTAACAGGTAGTGTAATTGGAACAGTTTCAAGCCTTGCAAACCTAAGCACTGAAAATCTTTCAGAAAGAACAAACCTTTACTTCACAGACCAAAGAGCACTTGATGCAACTGCATCAGCAATCGCAACTGCTGCAGGCGATGTAGCATCAGATCTTACAGATCACGAAAATGCTACAGAAGCACACGGTGCAACTGGTGCGGTAGTTGGAACAACAAACACACAAACATTAACAAATAAGACTATTGGAGATACACTTAACTTCACTGGCGCAGGTGCAATGACAATCAACTCTGATTCTCATATCGTTCTTACTCCAGCAGCAGGTTCTTCTGTTAAGTGGGGAGCAGATGTTCTTGCAACTCAGGCTTATGCAGATCAGGCAGAAGCAGATGCAGTCTCAACAGCATCAGCAGATGCAACCACAAAGGCTAACAACGCAAAATCAGGTGCAGAAGCAACAGCAGCAGCAGCACTTTCAACTGCAATCGGTACAGAAGTTGCAGATCGTAACTCAGCAATAACTTCAGCAATTGGAACAGAAGTTACAGACCGTAACTCTGCTATTGCAACTGCTAAAGCACAGGCTATTGCAGATGCTAACTCTTACACAGATGCAGAAGTTGCAGCCCTTGTAGATACAGCACCAGCACTTCTTGATACACTTAACGAATTGGCTGCAGCAATTGCAGATAATCCAAACTACGCTTCAGATGCAGCAGCAGCCGTTGCTGGTAGAGTAGCAAAGTCTGGCGACACAATGACTGGGGACCTAACACTTCCAGGTGCACCAACATTAAACCTACATGCAGCAACTAAGGGTTATGTTGATCAAGCAGAAACAGATGCAGTAACATCAGCAAACTCTTACACAGACGGCAGAGAGACAGCGATTACTACTGCTTACCAGAACTATGCTAACACAGCAGAATCTGATGCAGTAACAACTGCTAACTCTTACACAGATGGAGAAATTACAACAGCACTTTCAACTGCTCAGGGCTACGCAGACACTGCAGAAGCAGATGCTAACTCTTACACAGATGGTGAAATCACAGATGCTCTTGTAATTGCTCAAGGTTATGCAAGCACTGCACAGAACAATGCACAAACACATACAACAAATGCAATCAATGCTATTGACACAGATGACATTGAAGAGGGACCAACAAACCTTTACTTCACAAATGCACGAGCAATCGCTGCAGTTGGTGGAACAATTGCAGACCAGATTAATCTTATTGACACAGATGACATTGAAGAAGGTACTGCAAACCAGTACTTCACAGATTCTCGTGCCAAGGCTTCAGCATTAGATCTTTTGGTTAATGCAACAAAAACTAACATTACAATTGATGCACAGCCTGGTGGAGGAATTGTTATCACCGCAGAAAACGGTGTAGCAGATTCTGATACTGATGACCTTGTAGAAGGTACAACAAACAAGTACTTTACAGATGTTCGTGCAGTAGACGCTCTTGAAGCAGTTGTTCCAAACTTCACAGCAGTTGAGTTAAACTCAGTTGCTAAGCAGGTTGCAGCAACTCTTTCAGCACCAACTGCAGGAATTCAGTTTGCCCATCAATTTCTTAAGGACGAGTACCGCTCAGCAGAATATCTTGTAAAGGTTGCCTATGGAGATCACACAGAAATCTCAAAGGTACTTTTAACACTTGATGCCAACGATAACGTTGCAATCACAGAGTATGGAGTTGTTGGAACCAACGGTTCAGCATCGACAATCTCTGCAGCCGTACAGGGTCTCTTTGTAAAACTTACAGTAACAACCGCTAACAATAACTCAACAGTTACTGTTATGGGAACATTGCTTAAGTAATAAAAAATAAAAATAGTTGGAAGAGGGAGTAGTAAATGACAACAGTCGACAAAGACTTCAAGGTCAAGAATGGATTAGTCGTAGCAAACGGCGGTACATTCGGAGATGCAGTAACAGTAGGGGCTCCAACCCTTAATGCCCATGCAGCAACTAAGGAGTATGTCGATAGCCGTTCAATGGCTGTTGGCTCTACTGCTCCTTCTTCACCAACCAACGGAACACAGTGGTTAGACACTTTAACAAATAGAGTTAACTTTTACTACAATGGAGCCTGGTACACCCAAGCAACTATAGAAGACACAAATAGTATTCCAGATCACATTCACGACACAGCAATTGATGGCACTGGCTTTATTGTGAGTATGTTCGTAGACTCTGGATTTTTTGATAGCCCAATGACTTCTGTTTCAGATTCTGGAAATGCATCAGACACAGAGTTTACCTCTACCAGAGATGGCGGAATAGCAATAGATAACTTCAATTAAAAATTGGATGTTATAATAAGATAATAATGGGCAGCCCCCATAAGGAGAAAAATACATGGCAGTTAGACAACAGCAAAGAAGAGGCACTGCAGCGCAGTGGACATCTGCAAATCCAATTTTGTCACCAGGTGAAATCGGTTTTGAAATTGATACAAATAAATTTAAGATTGGTGATGGAACAACTCGTTGGGCCTCCCTAATATACTTTACTGCCGACGCAGCAGCAGCACTTGAAGGCCTAATTGATGGTGCTCCAGGTCTGCTAAACACTCTTAATGAACTTGCAGCAGCCGTAGGCGACGATGCAAACTTTTTCTCTACAGTAACAACAAATATTGCAACTGCTAAGTCAGAGGCTATTTCTGCAGCCTCAGCAGATGCTACTTCAAAGGCTAACGCAGCAAAGACTGCTGCAGAAACAACAGCCTCAGCAGACGCTACGGCCAAGGCTAACGCAGCAAAGATTGCTGCAGAAGAAACAGCAGCAGCAGATGCTACTGCAAAGGTAGCAGCAGAAACAACTGCTCGTAATACAGCACTTGATCTAAAGGCACCAAAGGCTTCACCAACATTTACTGGTACAGTAGTCCTTCCAGCAGTTACTGCAGGCGGAGATATTATTCCAGCAACAGATAACACATATAGCCTAGGCTCACCAGAAAAGATGTTCAAGGACGTATATGTTGGTCCAGGATCTCTTTATGTTAATGGTCAGAAAGTTCTTCAGGATGAGTCAGGAGCAATCGTTGTATCAGCAGATATTGACGAAAATCTAGGACTACGAACAAGCGGAAGCGGTAACATTGAACTTGACCCAACAGGAACAGGATCAATCAATGTAAAAGGTCCAGTAGTTGTTGAAATAGGAGCAAACTTCTCAAGCGCCGACGGCAATGGAATTATGTTCAGCAATGGCGTTAGATCAGATAGCGTTACAAGCAAGACAACAAATACAGACCTATCCTTGTCAGGAAATGGCATCGGAAAAGTTTATATTAATGATAATGCAGAAGTTAGCGGAAATTT